GTGTCAGCTTCGGCAGCAGGCGCAGGTCGTAGTCCTTCATGGTGCCGTAGATCTGCTTTGCCTGCTCCCGGGTAATGGTGCCGATAATGTCATCGCACACCGCCCGGAGCCCGCCCACCGCCATCTGGAGCCGTTCCTTTCCGTACGGGATGCAGGCGAGGCGGTCGGCGAGGTCTTCCTGGAAATATTTTGCCGTGCTCAGGTGCGCCAGCAGCATCCGGAGCCCGATCATCTCCGTCCGCTTCAGCCGCTCGCACTGGCTGTCCGGCAGCATGTATGGCTGTCTCATTGTTGCTCACTCCTTTTTTCAACTGTAACCAAGTAACCAAGTAACCGATTTTCCTTATATATATATCTATTGATAAAAAGTTATTTGATAATTCTTGGTTACACTTGGTTACAATAGCCTATAAGTATTGATATATAAGGATTCTTACTGTAACCAAGGTGTAACCAAGTGTAACCAACTGTAACCGAATCACCGCCAGATGCTTGCGAAATTGTCCTTCCGGTAGAATTTCTGCCGGCCCCATGGCGTAGTGATCAGGCCTTTCCCCATGACCCATCCTGGCACATTCGCCAGGATCTGGGAGATCTCGATAGAGTCTTTCCGCGCTGGCTTGCTTTCCTCCGGCTCATTCAGCGCCCGGTGCCAGATCTCAATCACGCTCACCGTGCTGCCGGATGCCTTCTTCGTGTCCTCCAGGTAGCTCTCAATCGCGCCGATCCTCCAGTCATCCTCCATGGCCTGCTCCTGCGCGGAGCGGATCACGTTGATCACCTCCGTCTTTGCAAACGGCTGCAGCTTTCCTTCCTTATATAGGCGCACCGCCTCCGCCCAAGCTTGCCGGATATATTCCCGGATGATCTTCTCGTTCTTGTAGATCTTGTCCGCATTGCTTTCCACCCGCACGGGGTAAAAGCGCCGGTTCCCGGTCTTGTCCGTCAGGAATTGCGGATTATTCGTCGTCCCGATGAACATGCACCTTCGTGGCACCGTCACCACGTTCTTTCCGTATGGCGGGCGGTAGCTGTCCTCCTGGCTGCTGATGTATGCTTTCACGGCCTCCGCTTCCTTCACCCGCGTCATGGCCATCAGTTCGGCAACCTCGCCGATCCAGACGCCGCGGATGGCTTCGATGCCTTCCTTCCCGCTGATGGTTTTGATCTCCCGGAAGAACCGGTCCTCCATGTTCAGCCATCGGACAATGGTGCTCTTTCCTGCAGCGCCTGCGCCGATCAGCACGATCATGTCGTCGAACTTACACCCGGGCCTGTATGCCCTGTTCACCCCGCCGGCGAAGATCAGCCGGCTGCACTCCCGGATATATTCGCTGTCCTCTGCCTTCATGATGTCATGCAGGAAATGCTCCACCCGGGGCTTCCCGTCCCACTCCAGGGCGTCCAGGATGTCCGTCAGCGGATTGACCCTGTTGGCCTCAAAGTGGATCCGGATGGCATCCTCCAGCATCTTCGGACTGTACAGCCCGTAGTTGGTCTGGAAGTAAGCCCGCAGCTGCGCCTCCTGGGTGTCTGTCCATTCCCGCCATTGGCCCGTGATCCGGTCCTTGTACTCCGGTTTCCCTGTCATGTCGTTGAACCTTAGGGAATGTTCATAGCAGGCGTCCATCAGCTGCCGGAAGAGCTGGATCTTCGGCTTCAGCTTCATGTCCTCCGCGTTGAGCCCGTCCAGAAGGCTGAAGCGGCTCTTCTCCCCGTCCGGCACGATCCGTCCGTCGTTCTCGTTGTCCTCGTTCATCGGGGTCTCCTGGCCTTCCTCCGCCATTCTTTCACCTCCTCCCGGATCTTCTCAATCTTTTCCGCCTGGTAGTCGTCCCACTCGCTCTCATCCCGCCAGGTCAGGATGATCATGTAGTCTTCGTTTGTCATTTCCTCCGGGCGCTGGAGCTTCTTCTCCTCAGCGGCCTTGACGGCGCTCATCCGCACCCGCTGCCTGATCTCAATCTCCCAGGCCACGGCGTTCAGATAGGCTTCCGCCGCCTCCGCCACGCGGTCGTAGATGACCTGCTTCCGGTACCGGATCTCCGCGTCCTGTGGGTGCTCCCGCTCGTCCATCAGCCGGAGGTTCAGCGCCTTGTCGATGGCCCGCACGGCCACGGCGTAACCGCACCCCTCCTGCTCCATGACGAAGTCAATCACGCTTCCGCCCTTTCCGCATCCGAAGCAGTGCCATCCGCCGGTGCCGTTATACACCCGCAGGCTCGCCACCTTTTCCCCATGGAAGGGGCACGGCATGAAACCGTGCTTTGCCCGGTATCCGTACAGGCTCAGGATCTGGTCCATGCTGACGCTGTCCCGGATGATCTGCCCCGCTGTTTTCGGATCCATTTACATATCATCCCTTCCGATATAGCTTGGAATGGGCGGGACTTTGCCGTCCCTGTACAGGTCGTTGAAGGTGTCAAATAGCATCAGCGCGGCGCGCATGGCCAGCGGGTTGTGCTGAAAGTCGTGCGCCTCCGCCAGCGCGGCGATGTCTGCGCTCAGCTGCAGGAAGTCTTCGTCCTTCATCTCCATGGATCTGTACTTGTCGTACAGCCTGCAGGTCTCCGCAAGGATCCTGCGGTCTTCGTCGCTCATGTCCGCACCCCCGTCAGGTATTCAATCAGCTGCTTCCCCGTGCTTGCCGGGTGGCAGAACCGGAACTTTACGCCGTACTCCTCCTGCATGGTGATCATCACTTTCCGCAGCACGTCCGGCCGGAATTTGTGCATCGGCAGCCCGTCCCAGCCGATGGGAGAGCGCCAGTTGTCCAGGCGCCCTCCCGGCAGTTTCTCTTCGATCAGCACGATCAGCTGGATCCCGCACCGCTGGGCCCGCATGCATTCGTCCCGGAACCGGTCATGCTCCTGGAAACAGTTGCTGGCCAGTTCCGGTACGCCCTGCTTTGTGTCCACGCTGATGTCGCCCTTCCCGGCGATCTGATAGTCCCCCACGTTCAGCGCCTGGCGGATGATTTCGATCCCGTGCCTCTGGCAGTAGTCGTTAATGTTCCGGTGCTTCCCCGCCTGCTGGCGGGTGTCCTCATACAGGACCATCAGAAGGGCAGCTCGTCCAGCTCCACCGGCGTGAACGCCGGCGCGGCCACCGCGGAGGAAGTCCCGCTGTCCTTCTTCGGCTTCATGGGCTTGACCAGCCCCTTGCGCACGTCCTCCACCGTCTCCAGCTTCCCGATCTGCGTGTAGACGTTTCCGTTGAAGGTGCCTTCCCGCACGTTGATCCCCACGATCTTCCCCTTCAGGTCCATGATGTGATCCGTGTCCCCGTCCCAGTGGAATCCGGTGTTGCTCTGCTCGATGCACCAGATAGCCCCGTTCAGCGTCCGCAGATCCCATTCCGGGTGCTCCCGCCTCACGTTCCGGTCATCCGGGATCTGGATGCGGTAATCCCCCTTGTACTTCGCCTGGAAGAGCTGCTGCGCTCCGGCGTTCTGGCTGTCGTGCTCGTAGCGCTTCGTGTAGTATCCGGCCCATTCGCCCTCGATGATGTCCAGGCGCAGGACGATCTGCTGGTTCGGCACATCTCCGTCGATCTTCACGTTCTTAATGGCGGCCACATACGCGCCGACGGGCAGCATGGGGTATCCTTTAGCAGGGGCTTCACTCTTGAATCCGTTGATCTTCATTTTCAGTTTTCCTCCATTCCGTAATAGGTTCTGATGGTCTTATCCACAAGCGCCAGGTCATTCGGCACTTTGAGGTCAAACATTTCCTCCGGGCTCTTCACCGTGTCGTATCCGTTGGTCTGCGTAACGAACCAGTGCCCCTCCGGATCCACCTGCGTCCGCAGCACGATGTCAAACAGGCCCTCCACCGTCAGCTTCTCGTCCAGCATCTTGCCGATGGTCTTCGCCTTCACCTTGCCGTTGTTGTCCGTCTCCGTGTGGTGCAGGAAGTAGACGATCACGTCATCCGGCGCCTTGTTGATCACGAAGTGGATCAGATTCCGGAAGTTCAGCGCCATGTCCGTGAACTTCTGGTATCCAGTCTCCCCGGCCCTGTCGAAGAATTCATTCACCAGCAGGTACTGGCTGTCGTCGATGATGTACTGCTTCAGCTTCGGGTCCGCCAGTGCCCGCAGGATGTCCATGTACGTGGCGTTCTTCTTCGTCTTGAATTCCTTCCGGAAGGGAAGCCGGGGCTTCTCCACCAGGAATACCCCGACCTTCTCCGGATCCATGTTTTTGATGCTGTAGGTCTTCCCGGACCCGCTCTCGCCCAGGATCAGCACAGGGATGCCCATTACTTGATCACCACACTTTCCGTCTCTTCCAGGTGCGCCCCCGGGATCTCCATGCCGTCTTTGATCGCCGCCTTCACCGCGTCTTTCCGGATCTCCGGCAGGACGAATTTCAGGTACTGCTCCGGCTCCTTGCAGTTTGTCTGGATCCAGTTCGTGACGCTCTGCTCGTCGATCACGTTCAGCCTGGTGCTGTGCGTTTGGTACACATAGCACCGGGGTGTCTTCAGCTTCTCCCCGCCCAGGGCCATCATCAGCCAGGTCTTGATGGATTCAATCTTGTTGTCCAGCGCCTTCTTCCGGGCGGTGAGCTTGTCTGCCTCCGCCTTGACGGCGTCCGCCTCCGCCTTCAGGTCCTTGACCCACAGGGCAACGCCTTCCAGCTTCTCTTCCCGCTCCATCTGCAGGGCGTCAAGCTTCTCCGTGTCCAGGATCTCGCCGGTCTCCTGGTCAACACAGGAAAGGATCTCTTCGTCAATCTCGTAAAGGGCTCTCATTTTCTTCCTCCTCTTCCGGTTCATAGTCGTTCAGTATGTCTTCAATCTTCCAGGCCGTGGGGCAGTCGTCCGGATCCAGCCCGCGCTCGCCCTTCTGGTAGCAGTATTTGGCGTAGGGGCAGTAGTCCTTGCAGGATTTCTTCATCATCCCGCCTCCTCCATCATCTCCAG